AACGCAAACTGGCTGCTGTTGCACCACCACGGGATAAGATTACTGCTGCCGATCTTAAAAAGCTACGTTCCAAGAAAAAGAGGAAGAAAAAATGAAAATGCTAACTCAAAGACAGGAAGATGCTTTAGCTAGGCATAAGAAAAAAGGCACTCATACTAGAAAGCACATGGAAGAGATGAAAAAATTAATGTTAAAAGGTAAAACTTTTACTGAAGCCCACAAACTAACCATGAAAAAGGTAGGCAAATAATGGCTAAACGCAGAGGAGTCAGTTTATCTGTAGGTAGAGGCGAAAAGTCTAAAAAGGGAGGACTGACTGCTAAAGGTAGAAGAAAATATAATCGTGCCACAGGAAGTAACTTACA